GTCGAGTGCCTTCCTACGATCCTCTGTAGTCTCGGTCTCAAGATAACCAATAGCGTTATCTATCTCCGTATCAATCAGGTTTCTTAGTTTAAGCTGATCCATTTATGTAATCCATTTTGTGTTGACTGTTAGAGGTTTCTTCCAATCAAAAGGTTTCTCATCTAGTGCGACAGCAGCATATCTCCATGCGTCTGCTGCGTGGCTATGTTGGTCATGCAAAGGTTTGTCACTAAACATCTTAGTGTCAGGATTTACATCGTAGCGATAATGTCTTAACGCTTGTAGTCCTTCTGCACACTTAGTTTGGTCTATGTAGCACCGATTCATTAACATACGAGCTGCGTTGATTCCATCTGCTATAGACAGTTTAGGAGTGATTCTTACTGGAAATCCCATGTTCTCCATAATGTCTTTAACGCTCTTGCCTGTCATGTTCTTATGCTCGGCATCGTGCGGTAGCCAATGATCTCTGTATGTATAGCCTTTGGTTTGCAGTAACGCTGTGTAGAAGTCGATAGGCTTTTGACAATCTTGATAGAAGTCAACAACCCTTACTTCGCCACCAGCTATGGTTTGCACAAACCAAATACTAGTCATATCTGCCCAGCCAATATCCCAGAATGTTGATACTGGAACGCTTGTGTCTAGCAGTACATCTTTAATTCTGTTTTCTTCTTGCGCCTTACGCAGTTCTGTAGCGTAGACTGCACCATCTAATACTTGTCGTGTATTGCCTTCCCATACATTGAGATAAGCATCTAAATCCCTAGCTTTTAAATCTTCCATTTCGTCTCTTAGGACTTTAGGAAACCAAGGGTTATCTGACCAGTTTACTTTTCTTACTTCTGCATTACTTGGTGGGTTTACGATAAAGCGTTTGTAAGTCTCATCTGTATCTAGCTCAGGATTGAATGTCATCCATATCTCTGAGCCTTCTTTACGAATCGTAGGTATTAGTACATCCCATGAGCTTTTAGAGGTGGTCTGGGCTTCTTCTACCCATGCTATGTCTACACCTTCAAACGACTTAATCTTAGTAATGTTGTGTTTAAGACCAGCAAACAAGAACTCTGAACCATTTATGCCGTAGATCGCTGTATTTTGTATTGTAAAGAATCCTTCTAATCCCATGCTCTTGATCTGATCTGCTAACAGAGCGTGTACTGAGTCTGAGATACTGTTTTGGAACTCTCTAGCGCATAAGACTCTGATAGGTTTTTGTAAGGCTACGCTGATTAACGCTCTAGCTACACCCCAAGACTTGCCTGATCCTCGCCCACCATATAAGACTTTGTATCTGCTAGGCTCAAATAAGAATCCGATCTTCTCTGGAAACTCAAAGTTAACTTCCATCGGGCTTTCTGAGCACAATGTTAATTGTCTGCAAGTTAGCTAAGTCTGCACCATCTACTCCGCTTATCTCTGTAGCTTGTATAGCTTTACCATCTACTCGGTCTATGATCTCTTTGATCGCCCAAGCATCTCCGTTCTCAGCAGCCTTTACTAGCTTCTCTGCAATAGTGCGTAAGCGTTTCTTATCTTCTTGTACTAAAGCAACCCTAAGTTGGTCGTAAAAGAGCTTACCCTTCTTACCATTCTGATTGCCTATAGGAGCGCCACCCTTATTTGTTGACGCAACCTCTACATTATTGTTTTCTGTACTATTTTCCATTCCATTCCTCTATGGGGTGATGGGTATTGTCGCTATTTTACAACACTTATACGAATCTGGTTTCTGTCTCGCTTGGATACTTTGTAAGAATGACTGCTATATGGTCAATCATCTTAGGCATCATTAGTGCTGTGCCTATGTTTATATCCATCTCTTTTGCTAAGTTGCTAAGTCTGAACTCAATCAGCTTAGTCCAAAATCTTACTTCCCAGTTTAAATACCATGAATATTCACAGTAATATAGCCAGCTATTCTCATTGAACGCTCTAACATGGGTTGGATCTTGCCATGCTCCTAAACTAAGGTAATACGGAACGCTTATGTGAAACTCGCCTTTATCGTCTAGCAAGTCTCTACAGTTTTCCATTGCTGGTATTAGGTCTGTAATATGCTCTAGGACATCGTTAGCAATGATCTTGCTAAACATTCCCTTCTCTACTTTTATCTCTCCGAATCTTGTAGAGATAGTTTCTCCCCAAGGTACTTTAGTAATGTCTAGTACCCAGTCTGGCTTTCTTTCTTCTTGGATGTCTGCGTTTAAGCAGTCCTCTTTAAAGTCTTTGCCACTACCGATATTGAGAGTTCTTACCACTTGACAGCCACCGCCTTACATACATTTATGAAATCTTTTTGGCTGTATTTGCTTTTCATCATATTAACCATTTTGTGAACAATCTGTATGTTATCGATTGTATATGGTTTATTTGAGTCAATTCTATCTATAGATGCGTCTGCTTGTTGTGGATGCCCTGTTTCAGGAAAAGTAATATCCCATCCAGTTAAAGCACATTTTCTAAATTGCCTTGCATAAACTTGTGCGACTTCTTCTGCAGACAAAGAAAAGCCAATTCCTCTTGTTTCTGCTGAAACTTTAAACTTGTTTAACCAAGACAATCTAATTCCGTTTTGCCAACCTCTATGGCAGTTTTCTGTTTTTTTGTTACTACATTTTTTACAGGCTTTGCCTAGCCTCAACGACTCTATAGCGTAGTTTTTTCTTAGGTAAGACTGATCTTCTCCACATTCAGAACATGGCTTGTGCCATCTACCATCACTACCTTTATAAACAGTCATAAAAGCAACTCCTTGTTGCCTTTATTATACTACCATTTTGTCTTGCTCACCACTTTACTTTGTCCGCCCACCATGCTGCGGACATTTTGCCTTTAGCTATATTGCTTGCGTGTCTAGCCTTAAAACTCTTTTGTCTTGCTTTACCAGCTTCGGTCTTAGGATTAGCACCAGCACCGCTTACACCTTGTTGACCAAAGCGGATCAACTTCTCTGTTTCTTTTACCTTTGCTAATACTGCGTGGCTTTTAGTAGGATGGCTAGGAGTTTTCTTTGGCTTGTTATAGCCTGAGAATGTTTCCTTACCTTTTTTAATCATTTCTTTTTCTTGTACCCAGCTTCGCTCATAGCGATTGCTACTGCTTGTTTAGGGTTTGTAACCTTCTTGCCTGAGCTAGACTTGAGCTTGCCAGACTTGTACTCACCCATGACTTTGCCGACTTTCTTCTGTCCTTTGGTCATTTTCATTTTTTTGCCTTTACTGGTTTAGCAGTTTTAGCTGCTTGTTTAAAAGCCTTTGCGGTTGGTGCGCCTTTTGTACCTGGCTTACGCATCTTTTCGCCTGATCCAGCCTTAATACGCTCTCGTTTTGCTGCGATATTACTGTAGAGACCCTGTTTCAATCTTCTTCTCCTTCGTTTTTTTCTTCTTCGCCTTCCCAAGAATCACAGACTTTTTCAGACATACAAGCAAACTCATACTTTTCGCAATAGCCATCTGAAGTAGGAATCTCAGCCTGTACAGCCTCGATTGCTTCAGGAGTATCACAGAAATACTTGCAGTTTCCGCAACGATAAAACTGTACTTCATCTACTTCTATACCCCAAAATTTAGCTAATTCTTCGTTTGGATAACCAAAATGGTGCGTTTTCTCTAATGCTTTCACCATTTCTTTATTCATTTCTGGGCTAACAAGGTATTCTTCTTGTTCTTCCTTGTCCATTTCGTCTAATAAACCGATAGCAATTTTCATGTATCACCCATAAAAAAAATGGGCGTACTTGCCCACGACTATTTTAATTGCTTTTTTGTATTTATGCAAGAAAGAACTCATAGAACTCTGGCTCGTTGTCTTTCATCCATTCCATTGCCTCATCGTGGTTCTTTTTGTGATCCATGCCGATTGTAGAACTGCCAACATGGTGGACATAGCTTGTCGATACAAAGTTTCTAAATCCTTCGTATCGCATCTTGAGCGACTGAATATCATCCGAGTACCAGTTGATTGGTGGGTAGTCGATCCATCTTATTTTTGAGATAAGTGCAAACAATGGCACACATACATCTATCTCTTGGATATGATCTTCTTCTACAAATCGTATTCCATTCCTTTGCGACCCTGCTCTAATATTTTGCACTCCTTTGGCATAATCCGATCTAGCAGTCATCCAAGCTATATCAGCATCCATTAGCTTTATATAATCATCTACAAGTCTTGTATAAGAGTTAGGGTTTACCACTATATCGTCATTCGCCACAATTACATGGTCATGCTTGGTAAAGGCATAGTTCACTACATAGTTGTAGGATTCACCAAAGTTCTTGCCATAATTGGGTAAGTTTGTAGTCTTATGCCTAGGAAGCCTTAGATCGCTCCCAGAGACGATTACTTCCACTTCTAATGGCACATACTGATCTATGCTTGAAAACAGCACAGGCAAGCATTTAGCGTGTTTTGTCGCTATGACGATTGGAACATTCTTGGCAGACAAATCGCTCATTGATTCCCTTATTGTAGATTTCTAAATGTCCATGCTCAGTCGATTTGCGTATCTTGCACCTTGAGCATATTCTCAAGGTCTTTGCACTTGGCTCTCTTGTCGAGAATGTCTTGTAATCTACGCTTTGCATATCCAATTTCTAATTCTAGCTTATGCGCTGACATTCTTAGGTGATGGGATAGTTGACCAAGACTAGCGTAAGGATGGCTAACATAACGAGCTTTAAGGATCTGTCTATGTTGTAAGGGTAAACCCTTAACTGACTGTTCGATTAAATCTCCATCAAGATGGTCAGGCTCATAGTGCGGTTCTTCTGCTGTGTAAAGATTGCCTAGTTCGGGTACATAATTCTTTTCAAAGGATCGGCAAGTGGTGTCTGGTTGTGGACCAACTACCCCATAAGATAGATACCAAGCCCAGTTTTGTAACCTAGAATCTAAAGCGTCTTTAGCCATATATTTACACTAAGTTATAATATGTAGAATTGTAACAAAAAAAAGTGTAGTATATCAATGTCTTAACTAC